ACCGCTATGAGAGTTCCAATCTCTAAGGCAAGTTGTGTAAGTGCTCGAACCACTTTTATCAGCTTGCCTATTTTTTTCTCCATTCTCTTCACCTCCTTTCTGATTATAGTATACTACGAATAGCGTAAAATGTCAAGTTATATTTGTAAATATTTTACGCTATTTGTATATTTATTTTCATATATTGACATTTTATTACTTTTAACGTATTATATTAGTAGTAGAATAACAGGAGGTACAGAACCATGTTAAAATCCCGCTTAAAAGTATTGCTTGCCGAACACGACATGACGCAATCAAAACTTTCTGAAATAACCGATATACGCCCCGGAACCGTTACGAATATCGTAAACAACAATATAAAGCAAATTCCAGTTGAAGCCGTGTGCAAAATCTGTGAATTATTCAACTGTGATATAGGGGATATTTTCCAGTATGTGCAGGATAAGGCAGAATAGGCTTGAATCACTCGGACTAATGTAGTATAGTATATGTTGTAAGGAAACAGGGTAGGGGAACTTTTGTTTTCTTACTGTATATTATCCTTTGATATTGAACCGCCGCTACTTTTGGCGGCGGCACTAACTACATTAAGCTGATAATGAAATTACTTGCAATCACACTTTGCATATGATATATTATAGACAGAGGGAAAGCCATACAAGCGGCTCTACCCCGATTAACGTTTTCTTCCTATGATTTTAACATAGGCAAGCCGTCACTATGGGCGTAGTGGCGGCTATTTCTTTCTCCCCTTGTAAATCTGGTAAAACAGACTGACAAGGGCAACAATGAGTATACCTATCTGAATTAAATCCGAATATGTAACATACATTGCTATCGCCCTCCTTTCTCTCGTCTGGAGGGCATTTTCACACCCTCCGAGTAAAAGAGGGGTAAAGCCGCCTATGGCTGTATGGTTTTCCCTATCGACAATATATCACAATATTCCCTATGTGGCAAGCGTCATAAAATGAAAGATATTGCTTCGCACATACAGTAAATAGCAAATCCGGCTTGATATATCAAGCCTAATCCAAAAAGGATTAATGCCGCCGCCACAATGACCGCTCCTATCGCTTCAAGCATATTTTCACTATCCATTCTGCTCTAATAGAAAAATGTCTCTTTAATCAAAAAAAAAATACCTGCAATGATAGATACAATAAAAGCCACCACAAGCACCACTAAATCTATGCATAACAGTACCTTGATAATCGGCAACCCTATTTTTAATACGGTTTCTATCATGTTTTCCTGCCCGTCCTTTCTCTGTGCATTTCCTCAACTTCCCTTAAATGGCGTTCATATTCCTCTTGTGCGTCCTGCCGCTTTATCGCCATATACTCAACTACTGACGTGAAATCATGTTCCCGGTATGAATTTAAGCCGCCCCTATATGCCCCGGCTTCTACAATATCAAACTTTTCTGATAATTCACGCCTTGCCTTTCCCATGCGTAGCCTACGCAATCCCTTTTCTTTTATCTGCCGGATTCTTCCTAATGACAACTCTTGCTCCCTTGCTATCTGTGCCATAGGCTTATTGTTTATGAAATATTCCCGGATAATCTGATTCTCTCTATCGCTTGTGTAATGCTCTACAATGCCCCATAATTCGTTTTTAGAGTGTTCAGCATATATTTTATCTATCGTTTCATCTTCAACGCTTAAATCGGCTTGTAGCGTGTCTGTAATCGTCATATCCTCATTGCCAGTTAAAGGCGTGTCTAAGCTGACAACCGATTGCATATAACTCTTGATATCATGCACCTGTTTTACAGAGATACCCATATAAGCGGCAACTTCTGAATCTGTCGGGACCGTTCCCCGGACCCCTGCCAATTTCTCAACCGCTTTCTTATACTTCGCTATCTTCTGCCTTGCATTACCCGGTATTTTCACAGTTGAGCCGCATTTCTCAATGTACCTTATGACCGCCTGTCTTATCCAGTACGGCGCATAAGTCATAAACAGGACGTTTTCAGACGTTTCATAATGCTGTACAGCTTCATACAATCCGAAATAGGATTCCTGCAATAAGTCCTCCATAGGCTCATATGCGGCATACGGTTTTATACATTGCTTAATTAACGGCAGATTCTTTTCATAGAGTAGTTGCATATTGTCAGATACAAGCGAACCGCCCCGGATTCTTTTAACAAGTTCTTCGTTCGTCATTGTGATAACACCTACCTCTTGATATAATTTTGAGTAGGCACAAATACGAAAAAGAGGAAAGTATCACCGCCTAAAGCATACTTTCCCCTTTTTTATTTAAAAATTATTCTGTTACGTTGCCGCCGTCCTGCTCTGCTGTATTTTCCTGCCCCGTATCCCCGAAAAGCCAATCTTTCTCTGTAGTGTCCAATCCTTCTAATGCTTTACCGATAAAGCTATTCTTTTTATGAGCCTTTGCAATCTGCCCCCTTACAAACTCATTTACCTGCTCTGAACCCATTTTAACACGCTCCACATAATCTTTTAGCTTGCTTTCTATCTCTTCCACGTCCTGTATGGTTTTCAGCTTGTCCGCCATTCTAACCGCCTTTTCATATCGTTCCGCCTTTCCTGTTTTCCATTCTGCCATTATGTCCGAAATCCCGGCAACCTCATAGGCTTCACTCCGTATAGTGTTGTCTTTAGCAAGCTGATACAGCAACATATTTTTTGCGTCCTGCTTTTTCAGATTCCGCAGGCTGTTTGTGATTGCGCACGCCTTTGACATCTGCCCGTCCATTGCCCGGATTTTGTAGTACGACCTTGTAGCGGCATCCATTTCAGACAACTCCTTAACGCCGTTTGTGTAAATATCCACTGAATTTTTCAAAACATCATCATTTAAAAACAAGAAACGGGCTTCCATGAACTCCCGGCCTTTCTTGTATGGGTCTGGGTCGTAGTTTGTCAACATTTTGTCAAGCTGTTCCTCTAATCCTGATAATATAGATAATTTTGTATCTATCGAAGCGTCAAGCGACAACTCCGTAACCGGGATTCCGTTTTGTTCGGCTAATGCTCCGGCGGCTTTCTGCACAAGGTAGTTACTTCTGCCATTTTTTGCAAGTATTTCTTGCAATTCTGTCGTTGTTAATGGAACATTCCAAAGCGCATTAATCTTATTAAGTGCCGCTTCATCAATCCGGCCAACTCTCGCCAGTTCCCACTGCCGCAAATCCTCGATTTCTTCGCTTGCCTGATCTGCCGCTCTCGCCCTTGCCTTAACAACTGCCATATCAAAGTTATATTCAATCTCCTTTTCTTTGGCGGTATATGTAGGGGAATTGCGTACATAATCCCGTTGTAGTGTCGCAAGTTCCTGTTTCTTTGTCTCCAACGCCTGTTTATATGTGTGCTGATAATCAACCCTTATCGCCCGTAATAAATTTGTCAAATCATGAATGTTTTTCATTGTTCATACCTCATCTTTCTTTTTATTTTTGATTTTCTTTTTGCCAAATAAGACATTGCTTTTACTAGCGTTTTCTCATGTTCCATAGCGTGAATATCTGCCGAATAAAGTTCTTGCTTTTCATTTCAGCTTTCCATGCCCTTAACTCTGCAAGTTCTTTTTGCTGTTCTGTTTCTTCTTTTGTGTGTTCTGCTTCTTTTTCCTTATCGCTCTGCACTTTCTTCTTCCAGTAAAGCTGTTCAAAGTCGCTCTCTGTTAATATGAACCCGGCTGAACCATAACTAGATTGAGAGATAAGGATTTTATCACGAGTGCCATGTGCGGTATATGGGTTGAGTTGCAACAATTCACGAGTGCTTTTTGAGCCTTCCTCTCTTATCAGTTTTACAAAAATCATATGAAATCCTCCTTTTGTTTTATTTTTCATAAATAAGCGGCTTTCCGTCAGCGTCTACCATGACGCACACACCGCCTTGACTGTTACGAAAATACATCACGTCTGTATCTTTATGCACAAAAATCCTATAGTAGTAAGTTTTGTCAAGCTGTTCCATCATGTGATTATCTTCATTATCATTTTTTTCACATCCGGCGCATAATGTCACGCATAAAAGTATTGCAACAATAATTCTTTTCATGGCTCTCCTTTCCGGGATATATCCCTTTTTGATTTTTCAGATTCCCGCCATTTTTTCCTACGCTTCTTTCTTCATCTTTGCATAATATTCTTTGCGCTCTTTCCTTTTTGCTTCACAAATTTTCCGAAAATCAGATTCTTCTAAGACGTAATAAAGGTTGCCGCCCTCAAATTCATCAACGATACGAAGTACGGAACTCCCTTCTTCAAAATTTATCGTTTCTATAGTTTTTGTGTTTATCTTTTTCCTTCTTCTCTGATTCTGATTAACTGCAATAACATAAAATCATCTCCTTTTTTTAATTTTTTGTAATTTTCGTCTACTTACTGCATTAAGTAGTACGAAAATTGTCAGACAATAAAACCCCTATACCGTTATTGTCAGATATTTATTTCAACGATTCTTTCACAAAATATTGAATCGTGGACAAAATAAAATATCCTGCATACTGCTTGTCAATGAACTGTACATTGAGGTTGAATCTTGTTTCCCACGCCTTAAGACTTGCCATATAAGCATTAGGTTTAAACTCTGTCTTGTATGAATGATTGATGATACTGCTATAGCCGCCCATATCCTCAACCATTAAGTAAACCTTACAGCCGTCATTCCCGGCTTTCAGAAACTCACGCTCGAAGCGTTCTCTATCCCTTGTGAGATTGCCGCTTAATTCTTCCAGTGAGTTCTTGCGCTCAACCACAATATCATTATGGAAATATATATCCCCTGTTGATGTGGGTATCTTGCATGAATAATCACCATAGGATAGAGTAGTAGTCTCATAGGGTATATGATTCTTCTCAAAGTAATCTGTTATATGGCCATTCGCTTTCTCCCTGCTGTCAATCAATATAGACATTTGCTTTATCATCTGCTTAATATCCTTATCAGAATACTTGTACATCTTCATTCGCTATCACTTCCTTTCTACGTGCCATATTCGCCCCATACAGGCAGTTAAGGCATAAAGGTATAGAAGTATACATATAAGCTATTAATAAGGGCGTAGAGGGCAAATAAACGCAAAATAAAAGGATATGCGGTTATTGCATACCCTTAACATATCAACGCCTATTCTGCTTTCATTTCCCTCTTGTACTTGTAGAAAGTATTCCTTGCAAGTCCTATCAGCTTCATACAATCCACGTCTGACAGATTGCCGCCGAAATCCTTGCTATGCTTCTGTATCTGCTTCTTTGCTTCAATAGCTTTCTTTGTCTCTACCTTGCTACCCTTTGCCCTGCCTATCTGCTTTCCTGCCGCCTGTGCTTTCCTCACGCCCTCGCTTGTCCTTTGGTGGAGATAGTCAACCTCTGCTTGTGCCGTCTGAAATGCAATCTCTATCTGCCGTTCCGCTAACTTCATCATGTATTCATTGACCGCCGATAGAATAATGTCTACATCCGTACCAGTCATAGCAACCTTTGATTGTAACGCCTGTCTGAAATTATCGGTATCTATATGGCGTTCTTTCAGAAATACCAAATTCACGCCCATATCATAAAGCATTTTATAATCCTCAAATCCCTCTTTAGCGTTACGGCTCATTCTTGACACTTCATCAAACACAAGCGTTACTTCTGTACCCTTTGCAGATTCTTTCTTTATCTGCTCTACCAGTTTACTCCATTTCGGGCGGTCTGTAGTTGTTCCTGTGTATTCCTCCGTGATGATAACCGCCCCCGGATATTCACGCTTGATATTGTCTATCTGTCTTTCTATTCTCTGTTTCATTGTGCTGATTCTCGCATATCCAAAAATGATTGATTTACTCATGATTCCCTCTCCCTTTCGTGGTATTTTGTATCTATTTAAACGAACGTATTATTTGATACTCTTATATTACCACTTTTGAGACGGATAATCAAGTGTTTTTGATACTATTTTAATATACGTTTATATTGATACTATACATTACTCCATGTAGGACGTGCGCCAAATAACAGGTTGATTCTATCCCCCTCTTTCTTTGGCAAACCTTTTCATATACTGCATATGCAAGCCGGGATTCTTCATAGCAAACTTAATCAGTGCCGACAATCCTTTAGAATCTGCCGTCCTCATGATTCTCTTATATTCCTCATACTTCATCATCATAATCACCCATTCCCGGCAGTTTTGGGCGTTCCGTGGGAACCTCTAACCCTAATTCCTCCCGGCTTGCTAAATGCCGTCTAACGTCCGTTTTCGGCGTGTTTTCCTCTATGGAAACCGTGTCTTTATACGAACACCAGTTTTTTAGCAAAAAGATACCTACTGGCGGCGATACTTGCCCGGATAGCGTCACCTGTTCTAAGAAAGAATCTATGAAACTTTTTGCCATGCTTATTATCTGCCGCCTTTCCTCGTTGCAATCTTCGCCATTCGACCACCGAAAAAGCGTTGTTCTGCTGATATGTAGAGCCGTGCATAAGGCTTGAACGCCCGGACGGATGCTTGATTCTTCGCAAAATTCAAAGAACATATCTATTCTTTCCCGTAATTCCTCGTTGGTTTCCGGCTTTCCCATGTCGTAAAGTTCCCTCAAACTGTGAATAATCGCCCGTACCTTTTCCGGGTTCACCTCTACAAGTTGCCCTTGTGCGCCTTTTCCTGCCATATAAATACCTCACTTTCTAAATTTTCTGAATTTTTGAAATTTTTTAATTAATTCAACAATAAAAATTTCTCAAAATATGAGAAAAAATTATTTTATCGGAAATTTCTTTTTATTGACGTTACCTTGTGCGTAGAACTTAGTATTTTCACACTATTCTTTCAAATCCTTTGCCTTTCGCTCTAATTCGCCAATCACTGTCAGCAATAACTCTTTTACAAACTTCATCCTGCCATATTTCTTAAATATCTGCTCTGAATCATCTATCACGCCCTGCCAGAATCTCTCCGAATCCTCGATTTTGCTATGATTCCGATGAAAACTTAGCACATCCTTGTAAATCTCCACATAATTCACATTACATCCCTTCCTTCCATCTCATATCTGTCAACATCAAACGTATCATACAGAACAGAAATTCCAAGTTCGCTATCGAAGTGCAGGGGATAAATACACCCATCATCACACAACGCATACATAAGCACTTTTCTCTTATATTCTTTTCCGGCTGAATCCGTCACTACTGCATACATATCATGATTGCAGGGGATGACTTGTTTGATTTCAGGCGTCCTGAATATTTTCTTTGGCTCGCACTGTTCCGATTCCTGATATCTCACATTTTCATCCCCGAAAACATTCGCCAGTAAAGAAATCTGCTTTTCATCGAAATTATGTCCATTCAGTTTCTTAATCGCTTTACTTTCTGTGCTGAATACTTTCACAATGCAATCGCCCTGTGCCTTATCCAGAATTTCAAATAACTTCCCCTCATTGTCTGAATATGATTCTTCGTTATTGAATCTCACCCATATTTCTTTTACCTTTGCCATAATATCTCCTTTCAATTTGCCTTGCCAAATAAACCGATTGTAATCAGCTTCAAACTGTCAATTTCTTCCCAATGCTACAATGTATACTAAGTCTACAACGCTACAAAAACAATCTTTTGCTCTTATTATTCACCCCTTATTTCTTCTTTTCTATTATTCTTTTATATTCTTGTAGACAATGTAGACAATGTAGAAATATAGATAATATAAGGGGTTGCGGCACATCAGCATGTCTACAACCCGTCTACATTCTCTGTCTACATTCTCTATTTTTCATCATTCAAATGGCAGTTCTATCTGGCTTTCTGCGTCCACTTGCTTAAAACCATCCGAGTTAGTAGTAGTTTGTAGACATTTTCCCGGTGACTTTGTAGACATTTTTTGGAATCCTCTCTGCTGTCCATATTTGCCAAATCTGCCAGGGCTTTTCATTTTTTTCCACCCTGGCAATGATAGAATAATATTGTTAATTTCCCCGGCCTGCCATTTCTGCGGCCTGCTCTGCTCTCCTAACGCTTCTTGCCATATTTCAATAGCACAAGTTCGTTGTTTGTCTGCAAGATATTCTGTGATAATCCCTACTTTCCCATCATCCGCCATACTATCGTCTTGCAACCTCTGCGCTTCTTCCCTGCATGAATCCGGCAATATTAACTGTGGCTTTTCCGTTTTCCAGATATGTACCGCTTGCGCCCATGCCGCTTTTATATCTTCTGCACATTCTGGCGTGAAAAGGCTTTTTGTTGGCTCGTTTATTCCCGTCTGTATAATTAAAAATCTTCTGTTCCCAGTTTCATCTTGCAAAAAATCGCTCTTATTCGTTGTCCCGGCGAATGTGCATTGACGCAAAAACACATCCGTATGACGCTCGTATGGAAGCCTTATCTTGTCTTGCGTCGCCGTCAAGAATCTTTTGACCGAATCAACGCCGCCTGTTGTTCTTGCTAATGACTTTAACTCTGCAAGTTCAACTATCCATGAACCCATGATAGATTGCGCCGCTTTATCAGAATCCAAGCTATCAAGTGAATCATTAAACCATTCATCTTTTAAAGCCAAACGCCGCAAAAATGTACTTTTGCCTAATCCTTGCCGACCGGTGAATATTAAGGTATAGTCAAACTTGCACCCCGGAACATATACCCTCGCTACCGTTCCGACCATATAAAGCCGCATAACCTGATAAGAATACTCCGTATTTTCTGCCCCTAAATAATCCGGCAAAAGATACCTTATATGTTCTTCCTTGTCCCACTTAAATGAATCTAACATCTCCCGGACTGGATGAAATTTATTTCTCATGCTGACATTTTTTACTGCGTCAAAATAATCATTCCGGCTTTTCATTTCATAATCTGATTGCAGGATTGAGAATAATGCAGAATCATCATAACTGCTCCATGGCCTGCCGTCGTTATCTGGTTGCCAAATAACACTGCCGGAAAGATAAGTCTGTTGTAAAAACTCGTCAAACCTTATTCTTCCTGCAAATCTTTTATCATTTTCCATTATAATTTCAAGATTGCGAACGGTCTGGAGAACTTTGCGGCTCTTTTCTTTTCCGTCTTTGTCATAATCCACTTTGTAAGCCAATAGGCTTAAAACATCTTTATCACCACTCAATCTCACACCTCCTAACTGCCCCTCCCGGCTTTCTCGTCAACTCATAATTTCTTTGCGCCCGAATCTCTATCAATTCGTCCTGTGTGGCTCGATACGCTCCGCACTCTGCTAATATCGACAGTGCGTCAATCAGCCATTGCCAATAATCAGACGGTACACCGTCGGAACTTGCTTTCATAAACCGATATGAATCGCAATCGGACGCACACAAGATATCTAATTGATAACTTGTCTTATGTAATTCATTCACACAATACGCCCACAAGTCGCTAAACGGCTCAAATACCGCCTTTTCTATGGCAAGCCTATAAATGTTTTCCCATCTCCGCAAATCGTCTATACAGGCAGATAACGCCGTCTTAAAATCCTGCTGCCGCCGTCGCCTCTCTTGTTGCTCCTGCTGCTGTCGCTGAATCTTTCGCCTTATCTCCTGCTTGTCCTGCTCTTTTGCGTCTGATAGTCCGTAGAAGTCCTTTAATGTCTGTAAGGCTGTCCAGTTATCCGTACCCCTTAAATAGCTTATAAGGCTGATACTATCGCCGCTACGATTTCCCCCGGCAAAATCACAATAAGTATTGCTTGACGGATATAAGCATAAACTCCATGTTCGGTCGCTAGATTTCGGGGATTTTATAAAGTAGTGTGAACCCCGTTTTTTTGGCCGTCCGTAAAAGTCAGATGCGATCTTGAGTATTCCCGGCAACTGTTCTTTGATTGTCTGAAAATCTTCTTTCATGTTATCGCCGCCTTTACTCTGTGTATTCTTTTATAAAATACGACTTGAGCTTATTTATATTGATACGTTGACAATTTCCATATCTGATTAATGCCCCTGCTTCTCTTGCCAAATTAACAACACTACTTCTGCACAAATTCATTTCTTGCATTGCAATTTTTACAGTAACAAAATCAGCGTGGTTATTCCTATTTGGTGCTGGCATATAAAACCCTCCCTCTATAATCATTTCGTGTAATTTTCGTGTAAAAATATTTTTCTTTTAAAAAAATCCTTGTAAAACAAGGCGTTTCTGTCATTAAAATAAATCTGTACTACTATTTGGATAATATAAGTGTTCGCCTTTTCATAATGTATCATAATGACGCAAACCATATTAAACACTGGATTTTTCATTTTTCAGCTTTTCCAAGATGAACTATGTTTTCCCAAGATATTGCACGCAAAAATGTTAAAATCCGTGTACAAAATCTTTTCAAAAATTCTATACACGGATTTTACACGGAACAATATATAATCTCTCAAATCCAAAAAACTATGAGACAGCTCATGTTAGTTTAAACTTCCCCTCTAGGCTGTCTATTGATTTTTGCTTTACCTCTTTCGTTGCTTCTGCGTATATGTTCATCGTTGTCTTTATATCTTTATGCCCCATAATGTCTTGTATGGCTTTTAAATTAGTTTCATTCTCACAAATCCTTGTAGCAAATGTATGGCGGATATTGTGACAAGTGAAATTCCTAATAAGTACTGGCTCCCTACCGTCTCTTTTTGCTTTCTTTTTTTCTTCCTTGTTGTAATCCGTGCAAATTCTTTTGATTGCATGATTAAGCACTTCAGATGTATACGGGTTCTTTCTCTGTGTTACAAAAATAAATCCTTTAAATCCATCAACTTCTACATTCCAAAAGCCTTCTTTAAGCTGTCTTTTCTTTTCAGACATCAATTTTTTTCTTATTTCCCTAAGCATTGGAATATCTCGTTCCCCGGCTCTAGTCTTTGCCCTATTTATGTGATATTCACATTTTCCACTTTCATATATTTTGTAATGCAACGTCTTTCTTATTTTGATTATATTTTCGTTAAAATCAATGTCATCCCAAGTTAAAGCACCCAACTCCCCAACTCTGCAACCAGTTCCAAACATTACCATAAATACAGGAAGATAATGATTGTATACGTTAGAATTAGATATATAACTAATGAATGCATTTTGCTCTTGTACTGTCAGCGCAAACACCTTTTTAGTATACTTTTCCATACCCTTAAATTCATGCAGTATATCCTCGCAAGGATTGTTTCTAATTATATTATCTTTAACTGCCAGTTTAAAAATCGAATTAAGTACAATATTTATGCTACATATCGAACTATAACTAAGCCCTTTTTCTTCGATAATTGAATGGTAAAAAGATTTCACGTCTGAATATTTTACTTTATTTATTTTCGATTTTCCAAGTACCGAGTAAATAAAACAATCATATCTCCTCTGATATTCCAGTTTTGTTGATAGCCTTATCCCTTTTTCTGACTCCATATATTTTTTAAACATACCATCTACTGTAAGTGCGCTCGCTGTTTTTCCGTCAATTCCCTCTCTGATATCTGCCCGTATTTCTTCTTCCTTTTCCCTCAATTCGCCCAATGTCAAGGCGTACACACTTCTTTCCTTTCCGTTCTGTGTCCACCGATACATATATCGCCCATCTTTTCTCTGGCTTTCGCCCGTCCTTAGATTTCTTCCCTTGTTGTCCTTTCTCTTTTCCGCCATATAAAGCCCTCCTTAAATTTATCTCTATAAAGCGAAATAAGGGCATTTACGCCCTTTTCCGCTGATTTACAATATGTTCCCCTGTACAAGCGTAAAGTCCTTTAAACGCTCTAATACAATGCTCTCTACGAATCTTAATGCGGCGTCCGTATTGCCATTGAAATTATTTGTATCTAATGTATCGAAATTAAGTAAATCCTCTGCTATACGCTTCGCTATATCCTCTCTTTTCATGCCGCTTTCTCCCTTTCTGCTTTTAACGCTTCATTTATTGTCTCTAATGCTCTCGTTATTCCTTCCTGCTGTTGCAAAACTCCAAGCAAGATGTATTTGTATCTATCATCATTTACATTGTCCATAACCTCTGAAATTGTGGCGTGCGAAATCTCCGCCGCCGTCTCAATGTCAATACGTGCCTGGAATATCTTGTCATGATTGCTCATTATTTTCTATCCCCTCCTTTTCCTCTCTATATAATCTTCTCACAAATCCAAATATCATATTGATAAATCGGGGATTCTCAATCCCTTTTAGCATTTCAACGATACTCTGTTTGTAGAATTTTGTTCCTTCGTCCATTTCACACCTCACTAATGCAAAAACACTTTCGCAAAATAAAATATTTTCATTAAAGATGTCTTGCTGTCAATCTTATTCACTAAATCAATAATACTCTGTCGCCAAAAGTCCCTTTCATTCTCTTTCAAACCGCTTCCCCTTTTTCTGTCACGCATTTTATGCTTCTAAGTATCAAGCTAAGTAACCATATTTCATCAACGCTCTGCACAATACCTACGATTTTAGCTTTCAAGGCTTCTCTGTGTTCCTCTTCTGTTTTATAATACTTTGCCATGTGTACCACCCTTTCCTACTGAAAGCATCCCTTCAATGTAGGAATATGCGCCCTCGAAAATCCTTGTATCATTTGTGCTTTTAAGTGCCTGCGTGATAAGATTGTAATACTTCTCATTTGTCGTATTACTTATTTTAGGCTCTTTTTCCAGATAACCGAACCGATAGGCGTACAGAATAGCCTTAGTTGCCCCTAATTTCTCATTATCCGCAATATTGATAAGCGGTAGCAGTCTTTCAACCCCTAACGAATCTAACGCCCATTCCTGTGTTAGTCCGCACATTTGAGCGTCAAGCCTTGCGTGAACCTCTGAGAGTTCCGTAGGCGTTGCCTTATGTGGCAATTTCTTAAAAAATCCCATAAAAATAGTACCTCCTGTAATTTTAGCACTTGCCAAATAGAGGTACACACCGTATAATAGATTATGTACCGCCACTTTTGGCGTGTGCTTGATTGTGTTAGTCTTGTGTGATTGGTAGTCGTGGCAAGGCTAACACTTATTTTTTTATTTTGGCATATACCTCTCTAATTCCCTCTCGTATCACATCTGCCTTTGACATTCCTGTGACTTTACAGCAATATTCAAGAATCCTTACATCTTCATCAGACATTCTTATTCTTGTTTCATGCCTTTTCGGGTCTTTTGATGGCGGTCTGCCTGTGCGTGGTGACATTTCAACCTCCTTTCTACTAATCGGTGACACATTTAGTATATTACTGGTGACACATTTAGTCAACCCCTTTTACGCAAATTCCTCAAAAAAAATATAGGCGGCTCAACCTTTCCGCCGAACCGCCCACGCCTACGCCCTTAGAATAGTAGCAGGATTAAGCCGACCACTACCACTATAAGCCATAGAATCATTGCAACTGCCTTTACAACTTCACGAATCAGCTTTCTTTTTTTCATTGATTCCACAATGGAGATATGATATATTTTTGTTGGGGAGGTTTCCCTCCCCTTTACCTTATTGGATACTCTCTATAATCATTTTGATTACCGCTATGAGAGTTCCAATCTCTAAGGCAAGTTGTGTAAGTGCTCGAACCACTTTTATCAGCTTGCCTA